GATGCGGAAGACCAAGAATGAGATCCGTAAGCTGCAGGTCGCAGGGTTCTACAAGGACATTAAGCTGGGTGAGCCTTCGAAGACCACGTCTTCGGTTCAGAAGCGCATTGACTCGGCGGAAGGCCTACGGCCGATCGGAGATGACCGTTACACACTGCTGGAGATGCAGGTCTACCTCGTTATCGAGGACGACTCCTACGGAGAGGCGGACAAAGACATCGCAGTGCCGTACCTCGTCACCATGCTGGAGGGTACCGGGGACATTCTGTCCATCCGTCGAAACTGGGCTGAGGACGACGAGAAGAAGAAACCGCTGCAGCATATCGTCCATTACACCTACATCCCCGGGTTTGGGTTCTACGGCTTCGGGTTGATCCACCTCCTTGGCAACTTTGCCTCGGCTTCAACGTCCATTCTGCGCCAGCTGGTGGACGCAGGGACGCTCTCAAACCTTCCGGGCGGGCTCAAGACCAATGGTCTCCGCGTCAAGGGAGACGACACGCCCATCATGCCGGGTGAGTGGAGAGACGTGGACATTGCGTCGGGCGCGCTCAGGGACAACATCATGCCCCTGCCGTACAAGGAACCCAGCCAGACGCTCGCAGCTCTGCTGCAGGAAGTGGTCGAGGAAGGGCGCAGACTGGCAGCCACCGCGGACGTCAAGATTTCAGACATGAACGGAGAGGCTCCGGTGGGTACCACCTTGGCCATTCTCGAACGCACGCTCAAGGTCATGTCAGCAATTCAGGCGCGCAATCACGTCTCAATGTCGCAGGAGTTCAAGCTCATTGCGGGGCTCATCAAGGACTACACGGCGCCTTACTACAGCTACCAGACCTCCACCACGGGTGTCCCGACCTACGCAGCCAAGCGGTCGGATTATGAACAGACGGACATTGTGCCGGTCTCGGATCCCAACTCGTCCACCATGGCGCAGCGGATCATTCAGTACCAGTCAGCTATTCAGCTGTCTCAGATGGCGCCACAGATTTACAATCTGCCGCTGCTGCACAAGCAGATGCTCCGCGTCATGGGTATCAAGGACGTGGACAAGATCATCGAGACCGATGACGCGCTGAAACCCACCGACCCTGTGTCGGAGAACATGGAGGTCATCAAGGGCAAGCCGGCCAAGGCTTTCATCGAGCAGAACCACGACGCGCACATCGCGGTCCATCAGGCGTTTATCAACGACCCGAATACGGCTCAGATGATGCAGAACAACCCCAACGCCCCGGCGGTTATGCAGGCTTTCCAAGCCCACCTCATGGAGCACTATGGGTTCCAGTACCGGGCACAGCTCGAGCAGCAGTTGGGTATGCCGCTTCCGCCTCCGGGCGAGCCGCTGCCTCCAGAGATGGAGAGCCAGATCGGGCCCCTGCTGGCGCAGGCTGCCTCACAGCTCAACCAGATGCACGGAGCTCAGGCTCAACAGGCTCAGGCTCAACAGCAGATACAGGACCCGCTGTTCCAGCAGTCTCAACAGGAGTTGCAGCTCAAGGAGCAGGAGATCAACAACAAGTTCACCATCGAGCAGGCCAAGATCGACGCGCAGCTTGAGATTGCGCGGATGAACAACAACGCCAAGATGGGACTGCAGGTCGCCAAGGATGAGTCCACTCACCAGCTTAAGGCCGCTGAGATTCTGGACAGGAAGATGAATCCTCCGCCACCTCCGGCTCCGGGCGGCTTCCCGGGAGGTAAGAAATGAGGGACGAACAGTCCGCTGGAGAACGCCTATCCCTCTGGATGGGCGACCAGATTCAGATGCACGAGAATGCTATCACCCACGGCGGTGCCAAGACATTCGAGGAATATCGCGAGATATGCGGAGTCATTAGAGGGCTCCGTATCGCAAAAAGCGAGCTGGACAACATGATGCGGAACTGGGAAATCGCATCTGAGCTCGACGACTAATTCCCAAATCTAAGTCCTAGGAATACATCGCGCCTAGGGTAACTTAGCAATCAAAGGCGATGCTTGTGGAGTCAACGATGTCATTAACGAATATCGACACTGATAAAACTCTGGAGAAGGGTAGCGAGTTAGCTTCTCGTCTACCTAAGCCAGTGGGGTATCAGATCCTCGTCATTAAACCGAAGATCGAGCACAAGACTGAAGGCGGTATCCTAAAGCCGCAAGAATTCATCCGAAAGGAAGAAACGGGATCTGTCGTAGGTCTTGTCCTTGAACTGGGTGATATGGCGTATTCTGATGCTACGCGGTTCCCTACGGGTGCATGGTGTAAGAAAGGAGACTTCATTCTCATTGGTGCCTATCGGGGCCAGCGCTTTACCGTGGACGGTGAAGAGTTTGTTCTTATTCATGATGACATGGTGCTGGCAACAGTATCTGATCCTCGTGGTATTAACCGAGCGTACTAAGGAGATAAACCATGGACCCTAAGACCGCGATTATCGAGAACGAAGAACTCGAGATTGATATCGTTGACGACACTCCTGAAGAAGACCAAGGCAGACAGCCTTTGCCGCCTATCTCAGACGATGAGCTAGAGCAGCAGAAACAGGAAATGGACGCATACGCGTCCAAGGGCGTGCAGGAGCGTATCAACAAGCTGACGCATCACATTCATGACGAGCGTCGAGCGAAGGAAGAGGCATTGCGCCGGGCTGAGGCCGCGGAGCAGTTTGCCAAACAGGTTTACGAAGAGAATCAGAAGTATCAGGACACCCTGACTTGGGGGCGCAACGAGTACTTCAACGAGGTGAATGCTCGCCTTGATCTGGCTCAGCAGCTGGCTGAGCAGGGCTACCGGAAGGCCTATGAAGAGGGCAATACGGACGAGATCATCAAGGCGCAGCAGGCTATGCAGGACATTACGATCAAGCGCGCCCAGCTGGCTAACATGCCACCTCCAGTACCCAAGGAAGACTTCAAGTTTCAGCCGCAAGAGCCGATTCCTGACTTTCAGCAGCAATATCAGCAGCCAGAACAGGAACCCCAGTACGAAGAGCCCTTGCAGGACGAAATTGTCCCTGATATAAAGGTTCAAGAATGGACAGCCCGGATCCCGTGGTTCGGAGAAGAGGGCGACCCAGAGATGACTTTTGCAGCTCTAGGTGTTCACAGAAGTTTGGTTGATCGAGGTATAGACACAAGTTCGGACGAGTATTATGCGGCACTCGACCAAAGAATGGCTCAGCTATACCCCGAAAAATTAGGTAAGCCACGCCGATCGTCACATGTGGCCCCCGCTGGCAGAACAACTGCCACGAAGAAGGTGACGCTAACCAAGGCGCAAGAAGCGTTTGCAAAGAAATTTAACATCCCCCTTGAAAGGATGGCGAGGGAGCAGATGAAAGCGAATGGAGATATCTAATGGCTGAACAAGCACCTGTACGCGCGGCCTCTACGAGGGCGCAGGAAACGAGAGCAACTGAAGAACGCAAGGTTTCTTGGAAACCGGCGCACGATCTTCCGGTGCCCGACCCGCAGGAAGGCTATGTCTTCCATTGGAAGCGAGTGTCATACCTTGGCAACTCGGACCCCGCTAACATGGCGAAAGCGCGGCGAGAAGGATGGGAACCCTGTAAAGCAGAGGATCACCCTGAGATGATGGCCGACTACGCAGCATTTGGACTCAAGCCCGCAGGGATCATTGAGATCGGCGGTTTGGTCCTGTGCAAAACCACGGTTGAGAATGCCCAAGCCCGTAATGAATATTACGCCAATATCACCCAGCGACAGGCCGACTCCGTGGACAACAACTTCCTCAAAGAGAATGACCCAAGAATGCCCCTCTTTAGCGAGGGTCGCTCGAAGGTGTCATTTGGTCGCGGTTCCTAAAGTCTTAGGGGCCGTAGGTAACACAATTTAGGAGCAACTTATGGCATATCCTAACGGTATTGGCCCTACTGGTCTGGTTCCTGTGAACCTGATTGGTGGCCGAGTTTATAACGCGGCGGTTCGTCAGATTCCGATTGCTTCTGGGTACGCTCAGAACATCGGTTACGGCGACTTCGTCACCTACACCACTGACGGCACGATCATCCGTGTTGACACCACCGCTGGTGCGAAGACCACTTTCGCAGCGGCTCCGGTCGGTATCTTCCTCGGATGCTCATACGTATCTGCGACTGGAATGAAGTACTTCACTCCTAACCAGTACTGGCCGACTGGCACCACGGTTCTTCAGGACAACGAAAACTACGGCTACGGCTGGGCTTACGTTTGTGAAGATCCTGACGCTGTTTTCATGGCCACCCTTACGGACGGCTCTGGCAATCTGTACACCGCTTCTGGCGCTACTCAGGCCAATGTAGGTGAGAACGTAGGTTACTACGTTGGCACCGGTCTGGTTAACACCACCACGGGTAACAGTATCGTGTCTGTAAACCTTGCGTCTGCAGCAACCACCAACACCCTGCCTTTGCGTATTATCGACCTCGACCGTTCTACGGCGCTGTCTGATGGTACCTATCAGCGTGTTCTGGTCAGCTTCAACTCAGGTTTCCATTTCTATCGCCAGACCACCGGTATCTAAGGGAGTAACGTAAATGGCTGCTATTTCACGCGCGCAATTACTTAAGGAGCTGCTCCCCGGTCTGAACGCCCTGTTCGGTCTGGAATATGAGCGGTATGGTGAGGAGTTCAAGGAGATTTTCGAGATCGAAAGCTCCGAGCGTTCCTTTGAAGAAGAACAGAAGCTGTCCGGTTTCGGCGCTGCTCCTGTCAAGGCTGAAGGTAGCGCTATCGCATACGATAACGCGCAGGAAGCATGGAACGTGCGGTACACCCACGAAACCATCGCTCTTGGCTTCTCCCTGACCGAAGAAGCGGTTGAAGATAACCTGTACGACAGTCTCTCTGCTCGTTACACCAAGGCACTGGCTCGCGCCATGGCCTACACCAAGGAAGTGAAGGGTGCCAACATCCTGAACAACGGCTTCAACACCAACTACAAAGGCGGTGATGGCAAGGCTCTGTTCGCGACGGACCATCCGCTCACCTACGGTGGCACTATCTCTAACCGTCCGGCTACCGCAGCTGATCTGAACGAAACCTCGCTTGAAAACGCGGTTATTCAGATTTCTCTGTGGACCGATGAACGTGGCCTGCTCATCGCAGCTAAGCCGAAGAAGCTGATCATCCCGTCTGCTCTGCAGTTCGTGGCGACCCGCATCCTCGAAACTGAGCTCCGCGTTGGCACCACCGACAACGACGTAAACGCTCTGAAGAACAACGGCTCAATCCCGGGCGGCTGGACTGTCAACCACTGGTTGACCGACACCAACGCTTGGTTCCTGACCACCGACGTTCCGAACGGCCTCAAGCATTTTGTCCGTACTCCGTTGGCGACTTCAATGGACGCTGACTTTGACACGGGTAACGCTAGATACAAGGCGAGAGAGCGATATTCATTTGGCTGGAGTGACTTCTTGGGTGTGTTCGGTTCTCCGGGCGCAAGCTGATAAGTCCAGCTAAATCAAAGGGTTGGGAGTTTCCTAGCCGAGACGAGGGGCCTTCGGGCCCCTTTTCTTTTGTTGTTGACATATAAAGCTAGATAGTGTTATTCTTCAATTGTACCTTTCACTGGAGTTATAACAATGGCCGCTATCTACAAAATTACCTGTGTCGTAACTGACGACTTCTATGTTGGCAGCGCAGTCAAACCCAAACGCCGTCGCTGGGAACATTGGGACGCACTGAAGAAAAACAGGCATCACTGCGCAGCCCTGCAAACTGCGTGGAACGATTACGGAGAAGACGCTTTTGAATTCGAGATCATTGAAGAAGTTGATGACGAGAGCAAATTGCTAGGCATAGAAGACACATATCTGGCGCGATACGCTGGGAATCCAGATTGCTATAACATCGCGCTGTCTACTCAAATCCCTTGCTCAACGCAAAGAGAAGTGCGAGAAAAAATAGCGCAATCGCTTAAAGACTACTACGCAGAAAACGAGCACCCACGCCAAGGTAGAAAGCACACACCAGAGACGCTGGCTAAGATTGCTGCTAACCGCACGCCGCCTAGCGGAGAAGACCACTACCGCTATGGTAAGACGCTCGATGAAGAGACGCGTAAAAAGATCGGAGACACGCAGCGTGGTAAAAAGAAAGGTCCGCGGAGCTTCACTCCAGAAGGCTTAGTACGCGCGCAGGAGAACATGCGGCGCAATGCTAGGGAGCAAAAACCAGCGGACTTCAGCGCTGTGCTGGCTAAATTCCCGACAGAAGTTCAAGAGCGGTACGACTTTTCAAACGCCGTGTACACTGGGGCCCTTATTCGAATTGAAGGGTGTGTTTGCCCCGATCATGGCGTTTTCTCACAGTATGCCGCACAGTTTAGAAAGGGCCGGGGGTGCCCACAATGCGGGCAAGTTCAACGGAGCCAGACACGCAGTAAGCAGATGAAAGAATCATGGAATAACCAAGAGGAACGAGAAAAAATGTTGGCAGCTCGAAGGCATTGACACAGCAAAATAAGTAGGATACAAAGGCCTCAACTCTGGGATTTTTCTACTTGCCTGATCGACTGGCCCAGCAGACACGCACACGACGACAGGCGCAGGTGCAAGAGGTTTATCATGGGTTTCGCATCTCATTTGGGTGTCTGGAGGACGGGTACCGTCAAGGACACCACCGGCACGACTCCGGGAACCATTTCTAACATGGGCTGTGCAGTCCTCTCTCAGACTGCGGCTCTTGGTCTTACCACTTCTACGCCGTTTGTCATTCCGGCCGGCGCACAGATTCTCTACTTCAACATCGACGTTACCACGACGTTTACTACGGGCGCTACGCTGGCCGTAGGCGATGGGACCACTGCAGCAAAGTACGTTACCGCAATCACGACTCCGGCCGCTGGCCGTCAGTCGATTACGTACACCGCGGCTCAGCTCACCAATATGTCCAACATCGGCACTTCCGATGTTCAGGTTACGGTGACCATGGCCGGTACGACTGCTGTCGCAGGCGCAGGTTTCATCACGGTGGTCTACGTTCAGCACGCCAGCGATGGATCCGCAGCTCCTGCCTCCTCTTAATGGGTTGGATGCAATGGATTTGCAGTACATCGTTGACGGTGTAATAGCCCTCGTAGGGGCCCTGTTCGGTTGGCTTTTCAAGATTGTCTGGGACGCGATTCGCGAACTCAAAGAGGACATGAAGGAAACCAACCGAATGATCCACGAGAACTACGTCCGCAAGGACGACTACCGAATAGACATGGCTGAGATCAAGGGTATGTTTAATCGGATCATGGACAAACTCGAGCAGAAGGTAGACAAATGACCATGCCGTCTCGTGGGATTCCAGATATTCAAAGACAAGCTAGAGGTAACGATATGAAGAAGTCAAAGGCGCCCATGATGGGCAAGAAGGGTTCGCCCATGGACAAGATGTCCGTTGGTTCCATGTCTTCAAAGAGCCCGCTGCCGATGAAGTGCGGTGGTAAGGCTTACAAGAAGGGCGGTTCCATTGACGGTATTGCCAAGAAAGGCAAGACCAACTGCAAGCACGTCTAATGGACGGGTGGCAGGGTCAGAATGCGGGACTGAGCACCTCCGGGTGGCTTCCCGTCTATAATGCGGCATCTCAGATGGGCTATGGGCAGCAACAGCCGCCTCAGGCTCAGATGGGTCCGTATGGCTCTGCTCCGCCCCTTGGGGCGTCTCCTGCAGGGCAGGGTGCCCCACAGTTTCAAGGACCGGGGACTGCTCAGCAGTTCCCTCAGGGTCCGCAGACTCCGGGCTATGGCATGGGCGCTGGTGCGCCGCCGATGGGGACTCAGCCATTAGGCTCTTCGAGCCAAGGCGTTCCAGCTCCACAGCTGCCGCAAGGCACTGCACAGGGCTTTACTCAGGGTTACGGCAAGCCGCTCTCGATGAGCAACTTCCTGCCGCAGCAGGGACGCCAGATTATGGGTAACCCGACGTCGACGTTCGTCGGTCAGGGAGGCATCGCCTCGGCTTTGAGTGGAGGGCAGTATGACTAAATCACCCGCATGGCAACGTTCTGAAGGTAAAGACCCCAAGGGTGGCTTGAACGCCAAGGGCCGCGCCTCTGCAAAGAAGCAGGGCATGAACCTGAAACCTCCAGCTCCAAACCCGAAAACTAAAAAGGACGCGGCAAGAAGGAAGTCTTTTTGCGCACGAATGGAAGGTATGAAGCGGGAAAATACTTCGGCTAAGACTGCGAATGACCCGAATAGTCGGATCAATAAATCTCTGAGAGCGTGGAAGTGCTGATATGACTGGAAGCGTAGTCTCATCCATTACCCGTATGGGTAAATACGAACCCTTCGAGCTTCAGGTAGCTCGAGGGCAGGTCACCATGCACTCTTCTCTACAGAAGTTTGGTTACAGCACGGTGATTGATGGGACTAACTATCCTGTCTGGAACGTAGCAGCTAATCGTACATATCTCACCACGGCTTCCGTGATGAAGATTTCCTCATCCTCCGCAAGTGATACGGCGGCTAATTCCGGTGCTCGGACGGTCCTCATTGAAGGACTCGATCAAAACTACAGCCCTATTTCTGAAACGGTCTCCTTGAACGGCCAGACGGCGGTCAACACTGTCAATTCCTATCTTCGTGTACAGCACATGACTGTAACGACTGCAGGTTCTGGCGGTAAGAATGTCGGTGTTCTCTATGCCGGTACGGGTACGGTCACCGCAGGTGTTCCCGCGGTCATTCATGAATTGGTTCCTATAGGGTTCAATACAGAGCTCTCAGGCGTCTACACAGTCCCTGCAGGATACACGGCTTATCTGTATCAAGGTGGCCTGACCTCCCAGAGCAATGGAAACAATTTCCTCACCGCTACGCTGACTTATAGCAATCAGGGCTCACCGTGGGTTACGCCTGCCGTAACAGTATTCAGTTCGGACATGGTGAAGTATGATTTCACCTATCCGCTGGCGCTTCCTGAGAAGACTGACATTGAGGCTCGGGCTTCTGTTTCTGCTACTACCAGCGCTGTGACTTCTTTCTTCTTTATCGTGCTTGTCAAGAACGACGGGCAGACTTGAGGTAATGCTACATGGCAATGCAAACTGACGTTTCCTCCACCTACCTCGCAGCCAGCGGCGCTGTAACAACGGCGCCATTCCGGCTCAAGAGCTTCATTGTTCGTGGGGATGGCTCGGCTGGGTACGTAAAGTTCAGGGACGGTGGCGTCTCAGGAACCATTCTTCTGCAGGTTGACCTTGGCACGGCAGATACTCAGACTTTCTCAGTTCTTCTTCCGGGAGAAGGGGTGCGGTTTCCCACCAGCATTTATGCTGACATCTCCCACGCGGCGGCTCTGACCTCTTTCTGGGCATAATATGACAACCTCTGGAACAGCCGTTTGGAACCCGCAGCTCGATG